AAGATGCATGGATAAAAAGAGAACCATGATCAAGGGTGTTGGGCCTGATTTCAAAAAACGTACATATGCTGGTTTTGACTGGGGCCAAAGAAGCGCTCTAAATGAAATTGCTGGTAGAGGCAAAGGTCAATCTTTCAGTTGCTGTGTTATTCTAACAGTTGAGGGTAGTTTATTCAATGTAGAATTTGCAACCAAACTAAATCATAACACTCCAGAATATAAAATGGAAGTTGTTGAGGAAATGTTTAGAAGATATAAACCTTATTTGGCAGTTGGAGATATTGGTGACGCTGGAGATTTAACGCATAATTTACAGAAAGTCTATGACGATAAGTTTTTAGCATCTAGGGCATCTCATAAAGTAATGGGTCATATAAAATACTCTAAGGAAGAATGGCCTAAAACGATTATTTTCGAAAAAGATTATTATATATCTGAATTGATTAGTCTTTTAAGAGAAGGGCGAATAAGGTTTCCACAGGCGTCGTTTGAAAAGATAGCATGGTTGATACAACATTGTGCGAGCATGGATATAAAGGTAACTAGGGATAAGTCTGGAGAACCTATAAAGAAGTTTGTTAAGGGAGATGGTCCTAACGATGGAATGATGGCTTTATTGAACGCTTATTTAGCTTGGAAGTTTGATGTGACTCAAGGATTTACAATCAATAATCCTTTACATATGCAATATACAGTGGCAACGGAAAGATCTCCGGTTCAGGCGGTTCTTGGGTATGTTCCTAAAATGTTTGGCGGAAGGTAAAATGAATAAAGATGGAATTAGAGGAAAATCAAAAGATATAATAATTTTAAATGATGATTGTATTTTTAACAAAGAAGATGAAAATATAAACTCTTCTGCAAGAAAAAAAATACTCCTAATTCTTTGTTAAAAGCATAGTTAAGCATAAAATATAGAGATAATATGGTAGACATTAATCAAAGCAAAACAATAGCAGAAAGATTACAAGAGGCTAGTAAAGTCCGTGCAAGAACAGACTCTTACATATCTAAAAACGGAAGTCTACCAGACATTACTCCAAATATGGTTCGTGGAGTTAGCGCTGAACGTAGAGAAATGCTCGAAATGCAAATGGAAGCTGGCCAATTTAAAAACCAAAACTATTCAGGTAGTCGAAGATATGACGAGACAGATCAGATTAGAATGATTCAAACCCAAGCAGGAGTTGTACAGGGTGGGGCAATGTATAAAACTGCCAATACAGGATCGGGAGTATTATCAGGAACAGGTGGCTGGAGAGGGTCAAATGATACTGTTCGCCAAATGCCTGAAGTATACTCTCCTTTATGGCTTAATTCAAATCTAAGCCTACCAAGAGATAGAGCTACGATCAACGCTTGGTGTAGAGCTTTTTTTGCTTTAAACCCAATTGTACATAATGCAATTACTTTACACTCTACTTATCCAATTGCAAAACTAAATATAAAATGTAAAAATCCTAAAGTAGAGAAGTTTTTTCAACAAATGATTGAAGAAATTGATTTGATGAATGTTTGCGTAATGTTGGCTCAAGAGTATTGGACCGTTGGAGAGACCTTTGTATTTGGTGAGCTTGATGAGGCTAAAGGACGCTGGAGAAGACTTACAATTCTAAATCCTGATTATGTAAACGTTCAAAGGTCAGTTGCAGGGGCAGATTCAATTATCAGTTTAAGGCCAGATGAAAACCTAAAAAGAATTGTATTTGGAAATAAACCATCTGATCTTCAGCAGAAAGCTCAACTTGATCCGTCTTTGATAGAGCATGTAAAGAGAAATGAAAATATTCCGGTAAATAATTTCTATGTATCTCATATTGCTAGAAAAATAGCCCCGTTTGAAGCTCGTGGTACAGGGTTGCCAGTTTCTGTATTCAAACAACTGATGCTTTTTGATCGTTTGAGAGAAAGTAAATATACACAAGCAGAGTCAATGATTAATCCATTAACACTTGTTAAAATAGGCAACCAAGATTTTAGGCCTACGCCAGTTGATCTTGAAAATTGGAGGAATGTGTTTGAGTGTTATGATGATGAAACTGAAGTTTTAACAAATAATGGGTTTGTAAAATTTAAAGATGTAATAGATTTTGATGAAGCGAATGGAAAAATAAAAAACACAAAAACAAAGCCAGGAATAAAAATAGGGTGTTTTAATTCTGAAACTGAACAATTAGAGTTTTTAAATCCAATTAGCGCATATGTAAATAATTATTCTGGAGAGATGTATCATTTTCATAATAATAAAATCGATATAAAAGTTACACCAGACCATGATCTGTGGGTATCTGAAAAAGAATTTGAATACAATCCAACACGATATTCATGGGGTAATTTCAAAAAAATTAAAGCTAAAGATTTAAAGGTAAATGATTATAAAAAACTTCGTGCGGTAGCTAATTGGAATGGCAAAAATATAGAATCGGTATTTATTGATAATTATGAAATTCCGGTTAGTTTATATATGGAGTTTTTAGGATATTTATTAAGCGAGGGTTGTTGTTATACAGATAATAAATCAATGCATACTATTGGGTATAATCAAACTATATGTAAACATTATGAAAAAATGAAAACATGTATGACTTGTTTTGCACAATGTTTAGGTAGAGGGTATTCAAATCATATAAGAAAAGCTGAAAAAGAACATTATCATGATAGTTGGCTAGGGGCAATATCTGGAAAAGATATATATAATCATTTTACTTCATCTATTGGTGTTAATGAAAGTACATACTCTTATGAAAAACATGTTCCAAGATGGGTTTTAGATCTTAGTAAAGATCATCTTCAGGTTTTATTAAACTCAATGGTTGATGGTGATGGAAGTAGGACAATAAATTCAGATGGCAGTGTTAGGTGTGAATATTTTACAACATCAAAAGAGCTTGCTAATAATGTTCAAGAAATGGTTTTTAAATGTGGTTTTTCAAGTGTTCTTGGAATAAAAAAAGACAAAAGAAAAAACAGAAGAGAAGGTTATTATATTTTGTGGTCTAATAATTCAATTGGTGATTATCCTAAAATATATAAAAATACAAGAAGCTCAAACAAATTACCAGATAACACTTATAATTATCATAGTTCTGTAGATAAAGTTAATTATAATGGTAAAATTTGGTGTTTTACTGTGCCTACTGGATTGTTTGTAACAAGAAGAAATGGAAGAATTACAATTCAAGGAAACTCGGCTCAGAGTGACAAAAATTTCAAGATTTTCACTCATGATGCTGTAACTGTAGAGCCGATTGGATTTGGATCTGGAATTTACGATACATCTGGAGATATTACACAGCTTATTAAAGAAATATATATTGGGCTTATGGTTCCATCTGTAATTATGGATGGATCTGATACAACATATGCTACTGGCTCTGTTGCGCTAGATGTTCTTCGTCAAAGATACATGCAGTTTAGGCAAATGTTAACATCTTGGCTTAGAAATAAAATATTCTCACCAATTTCTCAGATAAATGATTTTTATGAATATGTTGATGGTGAAAAAACACTTATAGTTCCAGAAATTGATTGGAACCACATGTCTCTATTTGATATGGATAGTTTCATTAATAACATGGTAAACCTATCACAAGGAGAAGGTGTTGCCAAGCGCGTTTCTCTACAGACTCTTTATAGAAGTCTAGGTCTTGAATATGAGGAAGAACAGAGAAAAATTAGGTACGAAGATATTCAGGATGCGATTAGAATGCGTGAGGTTGCAGCTATGGGTAAATATAGTCTTCATGAATTAAAATCCCTTGGACCTACAGATGATATTGAAGAGGTTGCAGATGAGCCGGTTCCAGGAGAAAGCCCATATGTTCCAGGAGAAGGAACTGAGACAGGTTCTTCTGGTGGTGGAACAGGAGCGGCTGGAGTTGGACCAATGCCAGGAAGTCCGCCACCATCTCCAGTTGGTTCTAAGCCCAAGGCATAATCCTGCAAAAAGGTATGATCACTAAAGAAGCTGGCAAGAATTGGATTAAGTATTTAATGGTTGAAGAATATGCAGAAATCTTCGATCGTTTGAATGAGATTTATGAAAATATAAATGCCAAAATAAAAGAAAGAGATCCTAATATAGATGATCTTGTTCATAATGCTAGAATGGGAATGAAGGATCGTGAATATCCTAAAGTCCTATTCAACGCTTGGCAAATTGTAGAATCTCTTGAGGGGATTTTTGAAGAAGTTTATAAAGCTTATGATCTAAAAAACGAAATGATCAAAAAGTATTATAAGGAACATGGTGGTCTTGCCCCTTATCAAATTGAACAGCTTCGTGAAATGCATTCTAAATTTACACCAAAGAAAGCGTCTGCGCCAGTTGAACTTCTAAGAATTGGTGCGATTCCAGATTTTGAATTAATGAGTGAAGCTGGTGTTTCTTCATGGATTCAGGAACGATTACCATCTTTCAAAGGTATGAAGGGCGCTATTTTCGAGAAGTTCTTATC